CAGTTATCCAAACTGGCATCCAACATTGCGACACGTCAACCTACGTGCAGTCGGATTAACTACCGCGTTCTCGCGGCTCAGGGCATCCGCCGACTCGCTGCCAATCGTAGAATTGCTTCTACGTTCCCATTAAATGGGCCGGGAGTCACGTACCTCACCTCGGAATCCACAGCAGGCATAGGCCTGTAGGACAGGAGGGTATCGGCGACGATATCACGGGGCAACGGTGCCTCGTCTCGGCTGGGACTTAGCGTCAATGACGATACTCCGGCAGATTTCTTTTGTTTAAATTCCCTAATTTCACATGTCATGCGCTCGATCCGAGGACCGCTCGCACAAACATCGCAGACATGCTCCCTGCCAGGGAGATCCACTGGGGAATCGTCCTCACCCATCATCTCTTTTGTCATTTTGTCCTTCCAGTAGTCTGCGAGGACTTTAAGAATTGTCTGATCGACTACTGGTATTTTTTTCCTGCTCAGGGCCTTACGTAACGACGTATTACCCTGCACGCTCTTTTTAGTCCAAGTGCCGACCCGGACGTTCCAGTTCGTAAAGAAGAACGCCGAATGGTTGCCACAGGCGCCCTCCCCTTTGTAACCTTTCCGCCGCAGGTCGGCCACTCTTTCCTCAATGCAGGCTTTCTCTTCCTCGGCGCTTAAGAAGTACCCATCAGGGCACTCTACCACGGGAAAAGCATTACCGGCTGGTTCTTCACGAACAACAGTTGTCAATGCGTCCTTAAGGAGTGGGTTCACCCTTGCCTCTTGCAAAAGCGCCCGCCACTTCTTGATTGGAAGCGGATGTCGAGGGACTTTGTTAACCGCGTACTTGAGGTTTCTCCTCATCGAAAGTACCGCGTTCACGAATCCTTTAGCCGTGGTCGTGGCCTGGTCCGCGAATCCCAAAACATCCGACACATCGCCTCCTTTGAAGATGCCGGCATTAGTTTTCTTCTCCAGCACACCGTCTTTGAACAGAGTAGAGTTAATCTCTGCGAGGCCGGTGCTGCTAATCATCGTTTTATCTTGGTTGACCTCCAGGCCCACTTGCCCTCCGTGCCAAACCAAGCGCGGCAGAAATGTCAAGCCCCCATTGGGTGTAGGAGACTTCAACAGGAGATCATCGCCGTTGATGAGACAGCGATGACTCGTCCACTCTTTGAACGAGATTTCACCATCCTCGAGAAGGTCGTTAAGGGCCAAATCGACACACGTTTTATTAATCAGGCAAAGAAGGGGAAAACTCATCATAGACCCCATAGGTTGTCCGCGTGTTGCTAGTTTTCCGTCTAGCTTCAAGCTTCCAACCTCTCTTAATGCCCATTTTTGTGTGTCGGTAAGACCTACCGACTCTTGGATTAATACCTCGATGGCCTCTCGCGTGTACGCGGTTTTAATATTGTCGGTTGCTTGACGATAATCAACCGATACGTACTCGCCAGGTCCATTCAACGAGGTGACTTTCTCCGGGGTTGGCGGCCCCTTAAGAAGCCATCCCTTCCTTGATAGTGTCGCAAACAGCGCACGATGAAGTGGGTAAAGTACCTCGGTGTTTGCTCCGCTATAAAGCGTAACAATCCGAGGCTTTCCTGCAGACAGGGCCAACATGATCGACATATCGTCGCTCAAGTCCTCTGCATTCCAGTTACCACCCGCCATTCTATCGTTGTTTACCGTGCCATGACCGTTCGGGATATACGGCCACGTACCCACTAGGTTCCACTCCGGATCGACGTTACGTCGAAACGCAGCCCTGAATCTGGAGAGATGGTCGTCATCCACCTGCGCTCCTTCGAACCTTTGTTTCTTCCATTTGTCAATTTTCTTGTCGTCGTCCTTCGCGCACCATTCACAGATGCGCTTCTCGACTTTGCAGGCTGTCTTTAAAGACAGTTCATCTGCCAACCCTAGGTCGGGGCTATCGAAGCAGAGCCGTATTGCAGTGCGAAACTCACCGCATCGGATACGGGAAGGGAGAGCATGCGCCCTCTTCAATCCGCGATC